CTCCGCCCACATACTCATCCGGCCTGGAAAGGTTTACCACGCAGGTCAGCTTGCGGTCGCTACCGTCATAAGTGTCGAAGTGCCACTTAAACTTCTGGAACGGGCGATACCTCAACACCTGAAGCTGCTGCATATCCATTATGTCAAAGCGATAGTGTTCCGTGTTGACCTGGTCCACCACTGCGGCCAGGTAATTGTAAAGCCACTGGAAGTGCGGTGCCTTGGGTATCCAGCAGGAAGAGCAGGTCCGGGTACGGCTGGCAACGTGGGTGCCGTCCTTCGACAATACCGGCGCACGTTTCATCCCAATGACCTCCGCATCGCGGATAATCATCTCGCATTGCGAGCGGGTCAGGACTTGCGGTACCGTTACCGCCGTGAGGATCTTTTGCTTGAACGCTTTTTCGGTTTGCATTTGTTCTTCCTTTCAACATATTCCTCCAGAAGCTTTTTGATGGCGTAACTCGCCAATTCCTTGCGATCATACTTGATCCTGTTAAATCCAATGGATGCCAGCTTGTCGGACGCAATGTCATCCATGTCGAATTTCATTTCGACCATCTTTATTTCACGCTCTCCGAGAAACTTTATTTGTCCCAGTTCTTCCATTCTGACCTTTCCTCCCTCGACTTGGCAATCAGCCACGAGAGAAAGCTACCGGCAAACACAAGTAAAGAGATTCCGCCGCCAACCAGGAAGGCAAACAGGACAGCGTGAAAGAACACCTCGCTAAAGAACTTCAGATAGTCCGTCATCTTTCCTCCTCTTAAGCATTTTGTTCAGGGTGGATTGGTCGATGTTCGCCCCGCCCATCCTGCACCAGAAGAGTACGGTGCCGTCTTTGAAATCGTCAAGCAGGTTCTTGATGTTATCTTCCTCGCGGTAACAGCAACAGTCCTTCAGGCCAGGACGCTTGTTCGCCGGGGTCAGTTCGTCCCCGACCAATACCTTGCGGCGTTGCAATAGGCGCAGGTCGTAGATCGCCCGGATGGCAATCTCGCTGGCAAGGAGTTTGACCCGCTCCTCCTGACTTAAACGGTTCGCTTCAGCTTTGACCATTTCTTCCTCTTTCCAGAACGATCCTCGGCCCAGGCCGAATAAGCGTTCCATAGTCTCGCCGCATCCAGGGCGTTCTGTTTGTCGTCAAACACATCGTCGGCTGGCGGCAATCCGTTGGGCGGCTCGGCACCCCATAAGCGAGGACCAACCGGATTCTCCATCGACTCAGTCACCACCCGCCACTTGTCTCCATGCGGGATTACCTTGACAGGAGTCATCGCTTAAACCTTGAAAAAATTGGATCATTTTTAATCATTTCATCCACTTTCTTTCTTTCAATGTGCCTTCTAATTATCCCATTCCATCTGAAAGGAAGTAGTATTAAATCTAAAAGTGCGCCAACCGAAAATATTGTAACTATGATTCCAATAATAAAAAACACAACAGCAACACCAGCCGTTAGCCCAATCTTAATTCCTTCGACAATCATCGAATCTCCTCTTCCAGCTTCTTGATGTCAGCCTCAATCTGACCGCGAAGCTTGGCCATGTCGTTGGACTGTCCGGCGTAGTGGATCATCTGGGCATCCATATACCGGTTCAGTCCGAAGTGTTCTTCCACACTGGTCATGCAGTTGAATGACGGATCAAGCTCCTGAAGATCCAGATCGCACAGGTGCGCCATGATGTTCATCCAGGTCTGCTCGGCAAAGTGATTTGGGAACAATCCTATGGGCGGCTGGGCAAAGATCCCGGCAAAGCTTTTCGTGACCACAAAAACACCAGTGTTGACGTAAAACCTTGGCTCTATCTTGTAACCAAAAGCCTTGGCCAGTGCCGTCATTCCAGGCTTGCGGTCCAGGTATGATCCCTCATCAAAAGCGCAGAACTTCTCTACATCCTTGGAGATGTCAGGGCAGTCCAGCGCGACCAGCACATCAGCGTCAAGGAAGGTGACGACATCGTAGCCCTTGGTCGTCATCAGGTGCGGGATGATAAGCTTGCTGTACTGCACCGGATGCGCCAGCGGCTTCTCGATGGAGATAAAGTCCTGTTCGTGCCGTTTGCAGTAAGCTTCCATGCGCGGCTTTGTCAGGTTTAGAACCTCCAGCCAATCGTCCCCGAAAGCTTGGGTGACTACAACTTTCTTCATGCCATCTCGCAGAGTTGGTAGTCGGCCTCTTCCAGCAAAAGCTGCGTGGCAAACTCGGTCAGGTTCTCGTCGTCCTTGATCTTATTGCCATCGATCATCACTTCGACCCTGGAGATATCCATGTCGTAAGGAACGTCAGCCATGTAATGCTCTCGGTGGCCCTGCGGCCCGATGTCAACCCGGTGTGTCTTGTAGATCACATCGGCAAACGCCGTGGCCTCCTTGCCTCCCCAAATAAATGTTACCTGTATGTCCTCTATCTTTTTCATAGTCTTGGTACCTCTTTCTTTACTTGCGCCCAGGCAAACAAAGCGCGGACCAACGCCCTTTCGAGGTGATCCGCAGCCGTTTCGCCGTTGTTGTCAGGGCAAGGCGTTGACTTCTGCAACTGCAACATGGCCGTGGACAAGTGACGCATAGCACGACCTATATGGTAATCATGCACCGGCTTGTCAACATAAAACCATTCTCCGTAGGCGGATTTCTCCGAGCCTTTGCCCATAACGCGCCACGTTATATCCTCGGCGGCTTTGCCAAGTTCCTCGATGGTGGGTGGTGTCATAGCTTCATCCCTGGTGGGTTGTACTTCTTTGACCACGCCCAGACTTTGAGCATGGCACTAAAGGCTATTCCGGCCTCGTGCAGTTCCTCCTCGCTCCACTGGTGGATCACCAAAGTTTCTGGGTCGTTAGCCGCCAAAACCACCGAAACGCACGCTGCCTTGGGATTCTCCGAAGCGATGCGGTAGGCCCAAAGTTGGGCGCAGTCGCTATCGTAGAACGGATCGTACTTCGGGTTTACCTTGCGGTTTTTAAGGTCGATGATTGCGTCACCGATCCGCTTCAGTCGGACGTAGGCATCGCATCGTCCAGCGTAACCAGCACCAACCAGTGCCTTTTCGCACCAATAGGTTCTTTCGATATTGTCTTCAGCCCACTCTCTAAACGTCTTGATATACGGCTGGAGTTCCGGGTCTTTGGAACAATCACGTCCAAGTAGGATATGCTCCATTTGTTCGTGCATTTTCGTTCCGTGTTCCGCCGCCTTGGTTGTGGATTGCTTCGAGTCTTTGACGACCCGCTTTGCGTACTCTTCGAGTGTTTCACCGTCCTCCTTCGGAAGCGTGAGCGAGGACATGATGGCCTGCTCGATCTTCCATGCTGTAAGTTGAGGCTTATCCATGATGCCCAGGACGCTTGTGACCGATGGAAGCAAGCCCATCTTGCGTGCGTCCGTAACCGTGGTGTTGCGCTCGTTGCCGTTCTTTCCTATGACAACGTGGGCGGACTCGCCTTCCTGTGTATACCAATGTCCCGCCTGGTCCGTTTGGACCAGACGGGATTGGCTAGGCTCTTTTTGGGTTAGGGTAAGAGCCACTTGATTAGAACGGCATTGCGTTGCCGTCTGCATCAACGCTTACCGCAGCTTTAGCCTGCGGTGCCGAAGACGCACCGGACAACTCTTTGCTTGCACGAATCTTCTCCTGCAACCATTCCGGCAGTTCGCTGAACTGGCCTCCCTCACCCTGCTCGATCTCGTAAAAGACCTGGCTGTTCTGGGTGGTGGCCGGAGCCTTCATCGACTTCGGCAGTTTGGCAATGCCCTGGATCGCGCAGTAGTTGCGTCCGGCTTGGCTGGTCTTGTGAACCAAGGTCAGCAAGCAGGCCTTGCCCAGAAGGTTCTTAAGGCTGAAGCTGGCAAGCTCCTTGCTGGTGAACGCCTGACCGCGCCAAGTCTCAAGGTGCTTCCGCAGGGTTGCACGCTCGCCAAGGCTGCGGGTGAGTTCGATGGAAACGACCATCGGCTTCGTCACCTTGGTCGTCTTGCCGTTCTCCGTCACCTCGCCTTCGATCACCTGTTCAGGCAACTCGAAAGCCAGGCGGAGTTTGGGGGTCCACTTGGTCTCTCCATCCCAGGTCACTTCCTGGGTTCCGAGATCGACTAGGCTGAATAGAACGCCCACGGTCGCTCCGGCTTCGGGCAACTGACGTTCCGTGTTTTTGGATGTTTCACTGATGGTTAGGCTCATGTTATTTTACCTTTCTATATTTGGTTTGGGTTTAGTGGGGTGGAAGGCATTACAAATCCTTGGGCTACGGTCGTTGCCACGGGCGCGGTCTGGACGACATCTACTGTGAAATTAGGAGGGGCAATATGACGGGCGATTTCGCAAAGGTCGTCGGCCTCAATGATGGCCAGCCACTTCCTCTCTCCGTTGCGGCGAAAGAACACCGCCGGGATCTTGCCCTCCGGCGCATCGCCCTTGGCCTGCGTCATCCATTGCTCCGGTTTGATCTGCTGGCAACGCTTGACCTCGCAATGAAATGGGAAGTTCGCGCAGACCACATCCCCGGAACCGCCCTCGGGATCACCGGCATATTGCTGGGTGCGCCTGGCCTTCTGCCAGCCTTGCTCTCTTAGGTAGGAGGCAAACTCCCGCTCCCCTGCCGCGCCCTTCCGTCTTGAATTGATTGCCATGCCCCACATTGGAGGCGTGTCAAAATTGAGTCAATACTTTTTTATGTCTTCGTCAAAGCAGGCTAATAACCCCGCACCGGTCATCTTCTTGGCAACCTGCGGGTGCCTGCGTATCCATTCGGCAGCCTTCTCAATATCATCAGTATCCTTAATGGCATCCTCGAACAGCCGCCAAGCCTGCTTGGGTGTCATAGGTCGTTTATGATTCGCCATGAGGAACCTGAATTTGGGTAAAACTTCTTGGTGGTGGTGCGACATTCATGCGGCTTTAGAATCCAGAATAAATCCTCATCCATCGCCCAGCAAATAATATAATCAACTTTGGCCTTGGTGTACATCACCTTTCCCTGATGCCCGGAACTCGTCATAAAACGATAATGAAGCTTGTCGTGTTCGGGCTTGCTGGTGGTCTTGATCTGGATGCGGTGAAATTTTCCGTTGCGCTCGGCCACCAGGTCGTAGCTGGAAAAATCCTCCATCGGGGTCAGCACGCTATACCCGTTGCGGAACAGCGCACCGGCCACGCGAGCCACGCCTACTGCACCTATTTGTCTGGCGGATAATTTCATGCTTGACTAGGCGGCGCAGATGCTGGAGTTTTTACGCATGAAAGCAATACTATTCCTAATGGCGGTGCTGGTGGCACCGGTGATGGGGGGGGATTTGGACGAATTCGTGGGAACTACATACCCGTCCGGCAATGCCGTGTTTAGCGGTGGGCGTGGGGTTGCCATTACACGCAATGGGCTAGTTGTGCAAAATGGTCCTTTATTCATAACTCCGCGTGGCTTGTATGGGTCTTGTGGAAATATGTATTATGGGAATGGAAAGCTAACCGTGATTGACGGAGACTTTTCTTACAGCAATGATGCAACCTTAAGAACAAGGGTTGGGAACTATTTTGCTGGCAATAATGGGCAGACCTATATTTACGAATCAGACGGCTCCGAATAGCGAGAGCCGGTTGTTGATCCTATTCTCAAGACCCTGAAGAAATTTCCTTCTTTCCGGGTTTGATCTGGCTCTAGCATACTCATCTTGTAATTGGGCCTGGCTTGCTGCTTTCATCAGGGCCTTTGGATCAACACCCTGGATTGCTTGCAATGTTTGAGGTCCAAGCCTTCCGTCTATTGATACTTTTTGCCCAAGACTGTTAAGACCCTGTTGGATGTATTTGGTTGCACCACCGGCACCACGGTTGAATGCAAGGTCTTGGGCGAATGGTCGAATCTGTTCAGGCAATTGATTTACAAATGGAGATGTGTATTGCCTAATATATTCGGCAGCCGCCTTTTCGCGTTGCTCTGCCGGTAGTGAAGATATTTTTTTAAATGCCTGGGGATGATATCGGTCATTGATACCAGCCACTTCGTAGTTTCCGCCAAGATCACCGCTGGGCAAGGCGTAAATTGACAGATTTCCGCGCTTATCCCTTCTGGCCTCCCAATCAACTGTCTGCATCGCCGCTGAAACAAGCGGGTCTTCCGCAAGCTTTTGAGGCTCGTCGGAAATAATTTCATACCCAACGCTCGGTATCTCGTATCCTTGTTCGGGCTGGACCGGAGTCTCTGTCTTGATCGGCGCAACTTGCTGCAATCCGGCCTGCCCTTGCATGGGGCGAACGGCGGGTTCTACCTTCTTAAACATTTCCGCCATCTTCTTTTCGTATCTTTGCATTTTATTTCTCCAATGGAATTAAATCATACCTATTTAAGCTTAAAAATTGTCTCAATCCATCATCAAATCCTTTGTCATAATTATTTTTTAATCTTTTAATTTGAAATTCGGGATTTGCAATTATGAAAGTTGCGCTTTCAACGTCCCTGTCCACAAGAGCCTTCCTTCTGCGCCCAACCTCTTCTTGAAAATCTACATACTGTTCTTCAGTAAGTCTGTATGTTGTCCCCTTGATCGTTATGTTTCTGTCTGGAACTGATGGCAACACATCTGGATTTCTGGTGTCTTTCCATAGTTTATAAAGAAACAAGTTTGATTCATCCGACTTAACCGATCTGCTTCTTGTTACATCAAAGAAATTATAGAAAAACGGATTTTCACCTTCTGGTGTCTGCTTTACCGGCTCACCCCACATATTTCTTGTTAGTGGTAGTTTTTCAAGATTAAGTGCATTAGCGGCAAATTCAGGCATTTTTGATTTTAAGACATTCTGGAATCCTTGAAGTTTGTTATCTGACTTTATGTCAACCATATACTCTCTTGTTGCACGATTGATTGCCTGCAATGTACCTGGAAATGCTACTGAAGAAACCGATCCATATAGCGACTGAAGATATCCATCATACTGCTCTCTGTTGATTGCGTTGAGCAGCGTGTTTGTGCTTTTAAGAAATGTTTGGTTTAATGTATAGCTTGCAACATTTGGTATGCCAAGGAATGCCACATTGGCAGCGTCCTCAATGATTCCAGAACTTCCCTCTTTTGAAAGAACGTTTGCATACACATTAAAAACAGTTCCAAGATATCCAAAATTTTCAAAACTCCTTATTTCATCACCAGGTTGTATGGATGGATCTTCACCACGCAAAAGTCTTTCTAGGCCAGATTTGTTTAATGTATTTGGAGGCTGAACTTCGTACTCAATACCTCGCTGTTTTTCGCTCTTACCGGCAGATCCAGTAATAAGACCAGCCCTATAAAGGGCCGATGCGGCCATGCCCATTACCGATCCAACAATACCCCTGGCAGCCATATCCAATGCCTGCCTTCTGTCTCCTTTATTTGCGTAGTATATGGACTTTACGAAAGCAATCGGAGGAACTGCGATATCCACAACATCACTCACCACGTTAACCGGAGTCCTAATATAGGGAATATTTGACCTTAAAAGTAGTGGGCCAACTGCCGGTATGCTTGCAATAACATCGGCCACTCTTTGAATTGCGCTTGTAAGCTTTGTGTTTTGCTGAAAGGTTGCCCTGGCTGCCTCATTCTCAATCGCGCTCAATTCAGATTTTTTCGGAAACCTTGCTGCTGCCAATGCTTCTTCCCTGCTGGCTCCTTTTAGCAATGCCCTTTCCGCAACTAGCCTTGCCTCTGCCGCCCTTCTAAATGGCAAATCTCCGACAGCAAGACCCCTGCCCATAGGCTCCGTATACGAACCGATCACGCCCTCAGCAAACTTTCTGATTCTGTCTGCGACCGCAACCTTTCCTTTTTCATTTACAACAAGGTCTTTTCCTGTTATGGCTTGTGCAAGGGATCTAAATACATCTGTACCCTTTACACCCTCACCGGCAAGCGCAGCTTTTTCAGGTATGCCTGTCTTAAAAAATGTTCTTCCAGCTTCCTTAAATCCAGATATTGCGCCACCAATTGCAGCCTGTGCGGTTGTTGGCGACTGTGCAATTGTCTTTGGTTGTTTTGATAAAAATGAAATAACTGAATCACCCACATTCGCAATCGCCCTTACACCTGTTTGGGCAACTGCCCTATTTACGTTAAAGAATATATTCTTTGTTAAAGATAGTGGTGTCAGCAATGTAAGCTGAATGGCCTGCGGAAAAGTTTCCGTTAAAAATCTTTTTGGTATTACATTTCTTGAGTATCGCTGAAGCTCTACCGCATCGCGCTGTGCATTTTTTTGCGCTTCTTCTGCAAGCCTTGCTGAATCGTCTGTTAGGGTATTTCTATAATTGTTTATTGCGGTTTTAAGATCATCTTTTGATTGTTTGCTTTTTGTAAACAAATCGGTCAGTCGTTGCTCAACTTGTGCTGGAATTTTTCTGCCAACTGATTCAGCCTGTTGCTTTATTGTTGAAACATATCCAGCCGGAGTATTTATGTATTCCTGTATATTTCTTAAGCCAAGTCCAAATTGCGAGTTCATTTTAACAAACTCGTTTAAATTCGCAGCCGCACTTGCGGGATCATTGTCAATGTTCCTTGCGTACAGCAATGCTCTTGCTCCCTGTGATTCAATCGGGTCTGTGCTTTCTCTGGCAACTCTTAACAATTCATCTGTTGGAAGATCCTCAAGCTCTGCACGCTTTGCCGCGACTCCGTAAATTTTCCTTACCGTATCCGGCTGGGTTGCAATCTCGGCCTTAACGGCAGTTGGAACTTTCTCTGATTTAAGCTCACGAAGCGCAGTTTTGGCTATTGCATAACCCTTGGGAGGCTCTGGCATTTTAAATTCAGGTGCCTTAACTCCACTTTCGAATCCTGCCTCACCAACTGTTCCAGGCCTAATTGGCTGACCAGCGGCAGCCTCTTCCGCCGCTCGCGCAACAGGCGCAATCTGCGGTTTAAAAGCTTGCTGGAATCTATCAATAGCAAGCGTAGGTCTTGCTGCACCGGCACCAATTGCAATTGGTGTCGCAATTTCAAGCGAAGTTGTGGCTATTGGGTATCTGGATTTATCGGCCTCGCGAAGCCTTTGGTAATCCTCATATCCCTGCTCTCCGGCCAAAAGCCTAGCCAAACCTTGCTGGCCTGTTTCGCCTATTTTATATCCAAGCGTACCGCCAGCCAATGCACCAGCAGCTATACCAACAGGGCCGCCTGGCGCACCAGCAGCAGCACCCAAAAGAGTCCCGGCTACGGCAGAGGCTCCAGGGATAACCTGCTCTCCAACCGATCTTAACGATGCGCCGATAAGAGATGGCTTTACCGGTTCGGTTGGCTCTGCCTGAACGGATTGTTTCTCGGTTTGCTCTGGAGTCGTAATTTCCTCAACAACCTCGTATCCGGCCTGCTCTTCTGGCAGTACTTCGTATCCGGGCTTTTCGTCCTCTAGGACTTCGTAGCCCATAAATTAACGGGTCAGTCTTACTTTTGCCGGACCGACCGTGCCATCTGCTTTTTTAACGTTTTGAAGGATGATAATGTCCCCAACCTTTGCGCCCGCTGCCTTGGCTGAGGCCTCGTCAGCATATGATGGAATTTCTGCTTGTTTCGCCGGTGCCTGCTGTGCTTGCTGTTGTTGTGCCTGTTGGGCTGGTTGTGCTGGTTGTGGTTTCGTGATGGGAGGAACACCGTAAGATTGCGGCATTGTTTCAGATGTCATGGATTGTGCGCCAAAACCGGCACGCATATATTTTTCCTGCTGCTCTTTAATCCTAGCGTCAATTTCAGACATTTGCTCTGTATAGGGTTTTGTGATTGGAAGAATATCTAGTCCAGGCCTTATATTTCCCTTATTTATTTCAGTTCCTATTTTCGCTCTTTCGGAATTTAGTTTATCCATTTCAACCTGTGCTTTGGTCATCTCTTTCTTGTAATTTTCCATCTTAACACTTTGATCCATCATCCAATTCATTTCCTGCTGTTGTTTCCATGCCTGTTTTTGCTCTGGACTTAAAGCGCGAAAATCAATCATTTCACCACCAACATTGATCTTGAAATTTTCAAAAGGCATCACTTGTCTTGATGCCTCATACTCCCTTGCCATTCTGTCTTCTTGGTATCGGCGAAGTTGCTCCTCCTGTAATGATTGGGTCATTTCCCGTGCTTTTTTGGTTTCCGGCCCCTCGATATTAAACTGAATCGGCATAACTTCTCCTTATTTGCTAAAGCTAAAGCTTGGTATTAGGCCGCTAATTCCGCTAAGAATCGAGCCGAATTGCTGTGCGCCTGTCGGCTGGGATGCGACAGCACGAGTATAGGCTCCGTAGGTTTGAGCCTGATAGTCAGACATGGTTCCGTAGATGTTGGCTGCATTGCCAGCAAGCTGTACTGGAATTTCTGGATTTGCAGCTTGATAAAACCGCTGCGGCATACCCTGGGTCTGGAACTGCCCAGGCAGAGGTTGATTGGCCTGAATGTACTGCTGCGCCGCAAGGTTCTGCTGGCCGAGCCGTTGCTGGGCAAGGTTGGCAAGCGAAGGTCCACCGGCCAGGAAGCCGGAAGCCGCGCCAAGCCGTTGTTGGGTCAACCCCTCACGAAGCGCGAGGTCACGGGCGGCTGCGCCACCGGTCGTTTCGCCGGAAGCCAGGAATTGCTGCGCCGCCCCGTAACGCGCAAGCTTGCGTTGTTCCCCGGCGGCACCAATCTGCGCCGCTTCCTGCACTGCCGGTCCAAGGCCAAAGATGTTGCCACGGGCGGTCTGGGCGGCACGCACCGCCTGCTCGTATCCACGCCTTTCTTCGGCTCCCAAGGTCGAGCCAAGGCGAAGCTGGTTGAGTGCTTCCTGCTCGATGATGTTGCGTAGTTGCTCGGTCTGCGGAGTCGTCGTTGCAGGCAACTCCTCCGTCGCAAGCTGACGATAGCGTTGCCCCAGGCCGACTGCGGTTTTGTAGGATTCTGGGTCGATCTGTTTGAGTTGTTCGCCAGCGCGTTCTTCAGGCAACTTGATAAACTCTCGGAACGCCGTGATCTCTTTAAGTCCCTCATCGTCGGCGGTTGTGATTGGTTTGAAATCGGCGATCTGTTGCCCAGCCTTTGTTACCGCACCCTGCACGCTGGCAAGGTCTGCCTTTAGCTGGTCAATGGAAACCTGAGCAGAGGTTCTGCGGGGATCTTTTGCCGGAAGGCTTTCAAGCAATTGATTGGCCGCATCAATACGCGCTTGAATTCCGGCAATCTGCGAGTTTCCGTCTTCCGCAATACGGTTAAGACGACCAAGGCGGGTGGCATTGTAATCGTCAACGATCTGCTGGTCGGATACTTGGAAGTTTAGGCGAGAGCCAAGATCTGACGAGCCATAGTTCCTGCCAGAGCCAAGCTGATTGAGTGCCTGATTTAATCCAGCACCAACTCCGGCAAGTCGATCCCGGCCAGTAAGACCGGCAATTTGTTCGGCTAGTGTATTATATGATCCCTCGCGATTGTAAATCGCATCCTGCAATTCTGTTTGCGCCGAAAGAAGCTGTGACAAAGTTTTTTCGTATTCAGGATTTTTTTGAACACTTGTTGACGGAACAACAACCTGTCCAACAATTCTTGTCCCGCTGCGTGGATTTCTTGCTGTAACATTCTGTTTCGATGTTGAGGTTGTAACACTAAAACTTTCCATGCTAGAAATCTTGCTGTTTAGGTCAGCAACTTTTTTGCGAAGATCTTCTACGCTTGCCATACTAAATCTCCCCAGCCCTAAATTTTGCTGTCGTCTTCTTCTGAGCCTCTACGTTACGCGCCAACACATCACCAATCTCGGTGGTATAGGCAGGCGCACCGATCTGCGGAGCAATGCCTCCGGTGTAATTGACCGGAGCCACGCCGCCTCCATAGGCAACCATTGGCTCAACGCTGGCAAACGGGCTAACACCATAGGTGCGCTCGAACTGGCGGGTAAGCTGGCTTCCAAGCCCACGATTTAGGGCAAAGGCTTCCGGGCTATACTCGTACTGCCGACGAAGCGTTTCCATCGTGCGTTGCGGTCCGTACTGCCTCTCAAGCTGGAGGCCGGTCTGAACCTGGGCAAGCTGGTCGGCTGCGGAAAGCTGGCGTTCCAACTGACGCTGTTCGGGCATATACTTGATCCGAAGGGCGTTTTCCAAGGCCGCAATGTCTGGAGCCTTTTCAACGTAGGTTTCCAGCGAGGATCGGTAGAAAAGGGAATTGGCCTGCGCCGCCTTTAGGGGGTCGGGAGGAGGAGGGGGTGCTGGGATGGATGGTCCGCCGCCCATTAGTTTAGTGCCTTTCGCATAAAATTGTAGTAGTCATACTCCTTATATGTGCCGTTACGCTTGAAGGTGATCCTCCTGCGCGGACCGAATCTATCCCAAAGGATACTCAGCAGGCACTTTAGAGCCTTGCGACTCAAGGCGTTACTTTTACCATCAATCGAGGTCACGGTCAAGTCCACGAACACACTCTCCCCAGCTTCGTCATGTTCATAAGGCTCAGGGGCTTCCATCCCCTTAATGCACCTGGCAATGGCTACCCCAGCCACCTCTTCGCCATCCTTGGCTACCCCTACCAGGCCGCGCTCGGAGTGCCAGTTAAACCATTCCCTAAAGGTTGGCCAGGTTGACTCCGGCACGCCGGAAGCCTCGATAAACTCTACCGCCGTCACGATATGTTCTTCTGCACCTCAATGGTGTCTGGGTTGGCCGCAGCCGTGATCTGGCGTATAGCCATCTTGTTCGCCGCTGATTGGATCTTGATATTGATCAAACGCCATTTCTGGTACGCCCGAAGATCGCTGGCAAGCCTTTTCTTGACCGAGGATGGCAACTGAGCCGGGAGAACGAAGGGCAGGGTAAGGGCGGCACTGGAGATGTTGAGGTTTGGCTGAACGTCAATATCGCCAACGTCAATATCCCGCTGGATGGAGATGGTCGTATCGGTCGAGAATGAGTCGTCAAATACAATCTCAAAGTGGCTGCCATGCTTCTCGGCAAAAGGATCGCCAAAGTCCATATCGGCGGTGCGGACATAGGATTC